ATAGAATCCTGTGCCCTTGAATGCCACTCCTACACTTGAGTAAACCTTACTCATCGAGCTATGACAGAACGGGCATTCCAGATCATGCGGCTCATGGATTGACATCCACTTCTCGATCCTGGCATTACTCTCACAATGCTCGTTATCGCACTCAAACTCATAGGTTGGCATCTGGATCGACCTCACATGTTCTGCATGTTTCGGTGAACGCCCATGCGCCACACATCTTGCATCTCATAGGCTCTAGTTTAGCAAGATCATCGCTGAAATCCCCGTAACCTGCTTTAAGCAATAGACCGACCAGATCACCAAGTCGCATAAAGGCCAGATAGTCCTGGGGACTACCTTCTCCCTGTCCGTTAAGACGACAAGTAACGATAGGCAACCCACCAGTTTTAGCTGCCCTCTTTGTGACCTGATCGATCCATGATTTTGGCTGGAAGCCTGATCTGGCTTTTATTTCCATGTCGAAAGGTACATGGGTTATATCTTTTCCAGCCCCTCTCCCGATATCTGCATGTGGCCACCACTCCGATAGGTAACGGGCGACAACACGCTCGGTAGAGAATCCCCGGTATTTACGGCTTTGTGAGGCCATTGACCGCGTGACACTTAGAACATGACCAGCTCTTATTAGCCAGATTCACTTTGATGTCTTTGTAAGGTATAGCGTCATTGCATAAGCAGCATCGAGTCGTAAATGTAAATTCCTCAAGGATTGCTATGACTTCTTTCGATCGATGAATCTCATCCTCGGTTGGGAATGACTCCCATTCCCCGTCTTGGTTCAAGAATTGTAAACGTCCCATCTTTAGCGTCCCTTCTGTCGTTGCCATGTGCCGTCTTCTTTGCTTATCTCATACCAAATCACATCATTCGGTGATGGGCATCGAGTAAGTTCACCAGTTACTGCATAAGGACACTTAAAGTGACCCCATGGCTTACCAGCCTTAGTCGTTCCCGTCTTCCAGATCATGTCGCCATGTTGGCACCGCGGGATGTCCTTCTCTGTCTGGCCTCCAATGATGTCTTTCACCGTCGCAACGGCTTCCTCCATTGTGGGCGGCATACTCGCTGGCTTGATAGTCCATGGATCGTCCTCCTTTACGACTGGGACATAAGTACCTGAAGTCTCAGACATCTTAGCCTTTACTTCATCGATCTTAGCCTTTACTTCATTCGACTTAATGACTTTGCCCATTTCTTCTCGTGACGCACGCTTTCCCTTTGTTGCATATCCTGCGTTAGCGAGCGCTCTACCGATAGCACTAGTCTCACAATTTTCCAACGCGCTTGTCGCATTGACGCCGCGTCCCTGAACAGTCTCTTCCGCCAGCCCTGTCGTCCAAGGCCGAACATCTGCCTCTGTGCGATATATAGAAGCCTCAACAATAAAACGGCCAGAGCTTGAGTCAAGCAATTTCGTGTGAATTTGTCCATCTGGATGCTCCTTCCAAAACTTAATTAGTCGTTCTTCTACGGTCTCGTAATCTTCAAGATTAAACATATAGATCGTCCTTTTCTGTAATGAGTTCGCATGCTAAAGCAAGGTAAGCACACGCGTCGATATAGGAGTCAATGTGATCTCTTGTCTCTTGTAATCTGGCAAGTTTAACTTCGACCATCGCCAGACATGCTTGATGGTCTGTGATTGGTATTTCGAGCATTTGTTGGAGTCGTAATGCGATTCGAGTCTGATTGATACGAGGATGACCATATATTCGTCCTCGGTCTCCAATGATGTCAGTAGCTGATAATAGGACTTCACTTGCTTTCACACTCTCACCCTTTCTTTTGACGCGTAGTAATCCCGGACTGCTTTACGTCCCTTGATATAGCCCACGCGGATGCCGACGATACGGCCTAGATGAAAATATAGTCCAGATAAGACAATCATGACAATCATGTCACCGAATGATGGATCAAACATGTTGGAGCCTTTCTATCAACGCCCTTCGTTGATGGCTCAACTGTCTCACGCCCTAAGGGGGAATTTTAGGAATTTAAGATAACGAAACGGTAACGATTCTGCGTCATCAATGTGATCATCGATGTCCCGATCCAGCTCGTTATCTAGGTCGTCCATAGCGCTTGCCTGCCACGACGAATGTTCCATCCTTCTCAATGTAAATCAGATCAACCTGGACGTTCTTCCCCTCGACGTACATGATGGCAAAAGCCTGTTGCCAGTTAGCCGATCCCTTGGTGTATGAGGCCTTGCTAAAGTCCATGAGGTTGCCTACCTCTACGCCATGCAAAACACGCCCTATACGGCCTCCAGAGGCCTCTGAGAAGGACGATCTGCCTGCTCTGTGAGTATGTCCTGAGATCACGCTTTTGCCGTGCCTACGGGCTGCTTCTAGGGCTGATAAGCCCCCTTGTGATTTGATGGGCGTATGGTCGCCATGGACTGCGATCCAGCCCGGTGCGATGTTGTAAGGCTTGCGATGAAAAGTAATTCCTAGCTCATCCAGGCGCATAAACTTCTCAAAGCGCAGCTCTGGCAGTGACAGGAACGATGGAATCTTGCGCATGATCTGTGTGTAAAGACGATCTGTGTGATTGGATCGAATCATCTGTGTTACCTGGAGATCGTAAAGTACCTGAATAGCCTCTTCGCGATCATCTCCAAGAGTCTGTTCGTATGCTTCTGGCGTTCCTTCTGACCATTTGCTGATTGTGTTGAAATCAATCTCGTCACCTATTGTCACTACTTCGTGCGGCTTAAACTTACTGATAAAACTGGCTAGATTTTTGACTGCGTGTCGATCGTGGAACGGAACCTGTAGGTCGCTCACTATGACTATTCGCTTCATTTAATCCTCGTCGTCGTCCTCATAGGGTAGGCGATCCACGCGGTCGGGGATCGATGGCAGTATCCAATCAGGGTAAGCATCTCGATCAGAGATAATCGCTAGGCATAAATCAACTGCAAAACCTGCTCGCCTTAGTGCGCGGTACATCTCATGCAAGCTGATCGCCCATGCGTCTAACTGTGAATAAGTATCGAGATCGATGACTTTCTTTCGTGCCATGTCAAAAATTATCGCTCTAAGAGGATGTTATAAATCTCATCGACACGCGAATTTAGTCTTTTAATTTCCGATAGCAGGTGAGTGATGACATAACCAGCAAGGCCACCGATTACGGCAAGGCTTGCAAAGTAAAGCGTGATGAAGTCAGTTGTGTTCACTTCTTCTCCACGGTATCTACTGCGGCTTCGATGGCATCAACGACAATATCTGCAACGGCCTTCTTAGCACGATAAGACTTAATAGCAGTACGGATGACCGGGATCGCTATGAGTCCAAGAGTTGCATAGATAATTGCTTCCATTATTTTCCACCTATCATCGGGATATTGAACCAACTAGAGTCTTCATCGCCCTTGATAGTAAAGCTGAAATGCGCATGGTGATTATGCTTATTGATCCCATCATAAGGACGCCAAGCCCAAGCCTTTTTAGATGATGCGATCTTGCCATCGAAGATGATGTAACTGATTCTCTTATCGCCAGACTTTGCAAGGAGTCGAATCTGATCGACCAGGTCAGGCATGACATCGGGCTTCCTGCCTTTGCCTGCAAGGTCGCGGTCAATGTCGATGGCACGAACCCATCCCTGTGCATCTGGATTATGATCAGACTTGCGCGCAGCGTGTCTTGTATCGCCGATCCAGCCGTCCGAAGTTCGATCTCTACCGGGGAATGCATCATCAATCTGCTCACGCAATCGAATTGCGGACTTGCTCAGCTTCGGCTTCACAGGTTGCACACTCCCATCGCTTTAGATCATTAAGTAATAGTTCTGGATGTTGACATGGAATAGGCGCTATAAAGGCATCATCAATCGGATCGTAGGTGTAACCAATGCCTGCGTAGTTATATCGAATATTCCCGTTGTAACTTGTGCGCTTAACTGTGTATGGGGTGCCCTGTGAGTAATAGGTTTCAGTATCTAGGCCGTCAATAAGTTCAGTTTCATCTTTGCCGACTGTTACTGCGACAACGATGCTGTTTTCGTCTAGGTATGCGTAGTGTGCCATTATGAGAACGTCACAGTATCTGATACGCCAGCTGCGGTTATGGATGAAATCTTGAATCCGCCTGATGTAGTCGTCGATTGTGTAACTCCACCGCTAAATGTAGCCGTGTAAGTGTCAGCATATTTTAATATCACGATACCTGATCCGCCATTTCCGCCGTCGCCTTGAGTAAAGTAACCACCGCCACCACCACCGCCGGTATTGTCTGATCCATTGTTGCCTTTACCGCCCGAAGGACTGTTTGCAGTATTACCTTGTCCGCCACCGCCAGTTGTCGATCCTGGCGTTCCGTCTTGTCCGCCGCCCGATCCTCCGCCAGCTCTAGTAATTGATGATCCTGTAATTGATGAGGCTGTACCTGCGCCACCTGCGCCTGATACTGAACCTGTAGATACTCCACCAACACCACCTGCACCGCCACCACCACCGCCACCAAAACCGTTGCCTAAATTACCTGATGCGCCGCCAGTATTTCCTTGCGATGGTGAAGTTGATGGTGTGTTTCCTGCTGCGCCTGCTGTAATACCGAAAACACCACCGCCACCCGATCCTCCGGTTTTTGCAGCGTTGTTATTTGCACCACCACCACCACCGCCACCTGCGGATTCGATTGTATTAAACTTAGAGATACCTCCGTTAGTGCCTGCCGCCGATGCGGCCGTCGCGCCACCTGCGCCACCTGCGCCAACAGTTAAAGCAAAAGCCGTACCCACGGCACAGCTTAGTCCTGCGGCTGTTCTGTAACCGCCTGCACCACCACCACCGCCGTAGTTTTCACCACCACCACCACCGCCTGCAATTACTAGATACTCAACGCTTGCGGGTGCTTTAGCGAAAAGTCCCAATATGGCGGCTACATTGTTAAGCATTACCCGATAGCCCCTACAACGTACCAAGTATCAGTGCCTGTCTTGATGCAGGCTGCTGACTTGTATTGAGTAAGAGTAGGTTGAGCGGCCGTTGCGCCTGCTGATAGGACTGTAGTTGTACCAGAGGTGACTGCCTTGATCGTGCAAGTACCAGTACCGATATTGAGAACTGTAATAACTGTGCCGATTGGGAATGCTACCGAGGCATTTGTTGGGATGTTAAAGGCAATGGCGCTGGACTTGTTCATGATCTCTAAGACCTGATAGGCGTCTGCTATGACCGCTGTATAATCGACTGTATTAGCTGCGCCAATTGTGTAGGCAACTAGGCCGTTATAGTCTGCGGCTGTAAAGATGTCGCCTGTTGTCGCTGGAAAGCCTTCTGCCATGATTTTCTCCTAGTATCCCATTATGGATTGTCCGATTATACCGTAAGTCGATGATCCTATGATGAATCCCTCGACTATAGGCTCAAGTGTTGTTACTGTGCATTTCATTGAATTAGGGGTTATATCCCACGCCAAGCCCTGCACCTGCAAGGTCTTAACAATTGTCGAAGAATCAGGCTGCACATTGGTGATCTCCACATTGTCGAAATAATCTAGGCCGATCATTGTGTCGGTAGGCACGTTAGGATCGAGTAGATCGACAGTCATGGCATCGATGCGAATGGTTGTCTCTTTACGGGTTGCAACGTAGATGTCAGCAATGTCCTGCACCTGAGCATCTGTCTGGGCAATTAGGTTCTCTACGTTCATGCCGTGTGGAAAGTATTTAGCGATAGAGTCTGAGTCGGTTGATGAGACGGTAGTGCCACCGACGCGAGTCATGGTTGCGTTATTGATAATCAGCTTGTCATCGAAGGCGTACTTGAGATCAGAGTATGGAATGCCGCCAGATTGATTAAATTGAATAGGCGCCGGGGCGAGTGATCCGACCACGTCGTTGCGATCCTTAAACTCTACTTCTCCGCCTGCCTGCACAAAGAATGCGCCCTGCTCCGTAAACTCGGCAACCTGAATGGCTGAAAGGCTAGATCGTGTAGTGCCTGGATCAACCTGAACCGTTGTGGAACCTGTGTCCACAATTCTCATCGATGATGGGAAGTCCACTTGATCAAGGATTTTATTAATGCGAGTGCCTGTGGTCTGGCCTGCGGTTGCATCTGCGACTGTCGTGACGTTAGCCATAGCAAAGAGGCGGAAGGCATCTGAGCAGTTGATATCAACATAGCCCAATTCCTGCCCTGTTGGATAGGTGTACTTATAGTCTGTGACATAGCCTGAGAAGAGAAAAGACTGAGTGGTTGCAGTAGTTGCAGCCACGCGAATTTTTCTAAGGGGAGTTAGATAACCAAAGTAAGGTGATGCAGGGTTCTGTGGGTTAAATGATCCGTCTTGATCGATTACTCTAACTGTGCAGTTGCCAGCCTCGTAGGTATCACGCATGATGTTACGGCCACGACTGATCCTGATCTGGCGTGTAGTAGCGCTTAGATCGATTACTGGCTCAGGGACTTCGCTCGATGCAAATTGAGACACGCCAATAACGCCGTTGATAGGGTCGCCAATAGTAAACGGAAAACCGAAGGTAGCCCCCTGGCTAAAGTCAAAGGAGACCGAGATTGTTGCTGGTAATGTCATCCTTCGTCTGGCCTAGTCGCGAATCTGCCGCCTCGATTTACTTGGCTAAATGATCCAGAGAGTGACTGATTAATCGTGGAATCGCGTACTGCGTTGCCTACAATGTCACCATCAAGGTAAACCTCAACATTGACTGCTGCCTGGTTAGCGCTCTGGAATGAATTGACTGCTGCCATCAATTCCATCTGAGCATCCGAGAACGTCGATGATGGAGCGACCGGGGCAGTTTGTAATTGTGCTACGGATACGCCTAGCGATGACGCCGTGTAGTTGAGCAGTTCAGTCGGTAGCGTCCAGTTGCGATAAGGGTTTGGAGCCTCTGGGGTTGTTATCAATAATTGACGAAGATGATTCTGGCGCTCAGTTGCAGCTTCTAATTGATCCGATAATTGAGTGGCTAGGGTTGCATTGCCTTCGAGAATTGATTTTTGCAATAGCAAGGATAGGCGATCAGTCTCGCTGATCTGTCCCTTAAGAGCTGCCTCGATACTGATTGCTTCTAGGTTAAGGGTCTTAGACGCCTTATTGAGAGCATTCTGCTTCTTCTGTGTATCTAAGTTTTTCTTCTGTACTGACAGCAATTCTTTAGCGCGCTTCATGGCGTCAGATTCGACCTTTTTGCGCTGGGCTTCTTGCTTCTGCAAGGTGCTTATGCCTAGGACATTGGTACTTGTCAAAGGCTGAGCGTTACGGGCAGGGTCAAAGATAGCCCTTAAGCGTGGATCATCGCTGCCTGTAACCGATGGTAATAACTTGATAACTTGAATGAAGCGTGAGACTGAGCCAATGGCATTAGAAATACGCTGTGCAATTGAGTCGATTTTATTGACGAAATCGGTTACATCCTTAGAATCTGTCACGGTGATCAAAGCATCGATTAAGCCTTTGCCAATTGTCTCGCTGGCCTCGCTTGTTGCAACGGCAAGCAAGGACATCTGTCCTGCATAAGTCTGTAGTTGAGCTGAATTGGCTCCGCCAAATAAAGTATTGAGGCGAGCCTGAACATCTACATAATTTGATGTTGTCAATTCAGCCTGGGTAAGGCCTAAGTTGTATTTTCTAAGGCCTCGTGTATTGCCTGTATAGGCTCGACCGATATCTTGTGCAACGGTAGAAACATCGATTCCAGTAGCGGCAGCAACATCTAAGGCCTGGTTGAGAATCTTCTGAGACTCGGTAACTGAGCCCGTGATTTGCAATAGTGCCTGCATCGATGGACGAAGCTCAGAATCTGTGACGCCTGATAAGCGAGATAACTTCTGAATATAATCTTCAATGGCTGGAGCCTCGAAGGCTAAGCCTAAATTCTTAACTGCCATTGCAAGGCGAGTAGCCTCACGCTGATCCTCAATGAATGCGCTCGCTGCGTTCTTAGTAAACTTTAGAAGCTGCTGCGCTCCGAATACTGCTGCAAGGCTCTTGCCTAATTTCTTGACGTTGTTGTCTAGTGCGCTGACACTTTTGCTCGTGTCGCTAAATGCCTTCTTACCTTTATTCTCGACGACAATCGGAATCCGTAATTCAGCCATTGTTATTGCCTTTCGCGTTAAACTTAGCGGCGGCCTTTTCTAGGGCTCGGATCACTCCGACCTTAGCCTTGCCTTGATCCTGATCATAAGCCTTGAACATCGCACGGCCTTGCATCTTGTTACGGCCAGCAAATGAACCCTGGAATCTTGGTGAAAAGTTTCCTGTTATTCCCGACTTACGTCCGGCGGTCTCAACGATCGCACCTGCCGCCGTCTTATTGTGGATCGAGACAGATTGTGACCATCCCTGACGATTAGGCTTAGTAGGCGTGAGCTTGTATCCGATTCCTCGACGAGCCTCGGCGGCATCGTACATCGGGAACTTAGCCGTTTTGACTTCATGCTTTACGAATCCAGATGGAGCCTCCGCATTAGATGGCAGAAATCCTCTAGCCTTCTTTACAACTGGCTTAAGAAATCCGACCATCTCATCGCGAGTTTCTTTGTCAAGATCAGGCGAAAATTGCTTAAGAGCCTTGCGAAGCGCACTAGCGCCTTTTAGCTCTGTAGGCATCTGCCTGCTCCTTTGCTCTATCCTTCAGCGCCTTGAGTAGCATCTGAAGCATCGATGAATCTAAATCAATTAAAGATTGTGGAGGGATAGCCGTCTCAATGCTCAAGCGAGCAATGAGATAGTGGATGCTATCCCTGCCTAGGCCAAAGGGTCAGACTCTGCAACCTCAACACTCTTGAGAGTTTCGAGAAAGTCTGCGCCGAATGGCTTGACTACGGTTCCACTTAACCGAAGGCCTTCCCATGCAAGCCAATAGACATCTGATTGCTTCTCATCATCGCGAAACGCTTTGTGAAATCCCTTTTTAGCATATAGCTCGAACGCGTACTCCAATCGAGGAGTGATCTCGATTTCGGTGACTGTGTTGTCTGCCATCGTGACTATTAACTTTGCCATGCTTTGCCCCTTTGTTTAGTTAGATTATGCGGTTGTGACTACGACTGTACCAGATACGTTCCAGGTTACTGACTGAGTTGATAGATCGCCAACTGCACCGTTAATCGGTGTGATGTTGTTGACTAGGCAGGTCATTGTGTAAAGAGGGTTAGTCGCTGATGTTGCAGCAGAAGTCTGCTTGACTGTTACTGTTGTGTTGGTTCCTAGAACTGCGTTCAATGTCTGAAGTGTCTTAGATGTTGCTTCATCATTGAGAAAGTCGATTGTGATTGAAGATGCCTCAAGGCCTTTAACGAACTTATGTCCGCTGTCGCCCATCGCTGTAACTTCAAGCTCATCGAATGATCGGTTAAGTGTGACGCTTGTGACTAGAGTAGAGAGATCAACCGCGTTGACAGTTAGAACTACTCCGTTGCTTAGATATACTGACACGGTTTATTCCTCGTCTTTCTTGTTAAGTGGCTTTGCAGCCGCTGGCTTTACCTGACCGATTTTGATCAGGAATTCTTCGTTTTCTTTTTCCCATTGTGCCAATTCGGTCATGGTTTAACTCCAACTCGTAAGTACGGATACATTGATATTGCAGGTTAGTAGATCACCAGAAGCGGCACTTAAGACCGCCGGGGCGGATACTTCTGTGACGTTATAGGTGTATGAAGATGCAGCGAGCAGGTTGAATACCCGAACGATATTATCTTCAATTCCATTGAGATTACCTTCGTTGTCGAGAAGCGGCACGAAGACGCTCACGACGAAGTGCGCCATAGGGGCGATCGTGTTGCGATAGCCGTTAGATGGCGAGATGTAAGGATCGGCTGGGCTGATCACTACTGAGTTCGCGACGACTGTTGCAGGTGGGAACGAGAAAACTGAGTATTTTGTATTGTCAGTAAGAGCTGAGGCGAGTCCTGCGCGGAGTGTTGAAATGGCGGCCATTAGCCCACCATCGATCTCGGATCAAGATAAGGCGCAAGAAGGCCACGAACGCGAGCGAGAAGAGTATTGCCCATGCGATAAGGAGAAGGCTGATAGCCATCAATCGTGACTCCGCCTGAAGATGGAGCCTGGCGAGACTGCCAGATGTCGATCGAGATCATTAATGCAACTTCTTGAATTGCTGGGACTGTTGAATAATCGGTATATGTCTCGACCGCGGCTATGCCATAAGGCTCGACTGTGTGACGTGGATTGTCGCTAGTGTGAGCTGTAGTTACGTTAAATGAACGAGTATCGACTTTTGTAATTGTCTTAGTCCCATTGTAGCGACTACCTGCACCTGAGATTGTTACAGATTGTCCCACGTAGAAATACTCGCGGATATCCTGATCAAAATAAAGTGTTCCTACTGTCCCCGTGTTGCCGTGAGCAATGATGTACTGCTGATTTTTCCATAGAAAGGGCAAGAGGACGTTATCTGCGGCATCGCAGACTTGTTGGAGCACGCTGTCAGCGTAGAGCGTTCCAACGCCGAGGGCGGTGCGAAGCTCTGCAACTGTAGTCAATGCCATGCTCTGATCCTTTCTAAAGACTCCAGGGGTAGAAGGGCACTACCCCTGGAGCGACTTAGTGTGGCTTACGCCTTGTTGTTCTTGAATGCGCCTGCTGCGACCTTTGTAGCGATAGCGCCAAAGCCGTAGTAGCCGATTGTTACCTGTCCTGCTGCAGTTGACTCTGCGCGTAGGCGGTAGGTTGGTGACTCGTACCATGTGTACGCATCTGGG